ATGCAAAATAAAAATGGTATGAAAAACGGTATGAAAAGAGGTAGGTAATTGGTAGGACTATCTGTATTACGTGTTGTTGATAACGCTACTCTTGTAGAAGAGGAAAAGAAAGCTGCGCTTGAAAAAGAATTAGACGAGCGTCAATCTGATCCTCTTTTTCAGGGGATGCTGTCTTATTTAAAAGAATGTTGGGAAGCTGCCAGAATGGCAAAGAAACCAATAGAAGACATTATGCTTAGAGCTATGCGCCAACGTAATGGTGAATACGAAGCAGACAAGCTAAGAAATATACAAGACCAAGGTGGGTCTGATATTTATATGATGTTAACCGAAGTTAAATGTCGGGCCGCAGAAAGTTGGCTACGTGATATATTATTAGAAACTGGTAGCCCACCTTGGGAATTAGAACCTACGCCTATACCAGATTTATCTCCTGAACAGGCTAAAGAAGTAGAAGACATATACGCTCAAAATGTTATGCAGCTTATACAGATGCATGGACAGGCTCCTTCTCCTACGGAAATGTCAGAGATACGCGAAATGGTTCATCAGGATTATAGGTTTAGAGTATTACAAGCTGCACAAAATCGTGTGCATCGTATGAAACTTAAAATTAAAGACCAGTTTGTACAAGGTGGGTGGCCTGAATCTTTTAATGATTTTATTACTGACCTTGTTACATTTCCGTGTGGGTTTATAAAAGGCCCTATTGTAAGGCGGCAAAGAAAACTGGGGTATATAACTGACGAAAACGGAGCTACAACTGTAGAAGCTGAGGATGCTATAGGTCCTGAGTTTGAAAGAGTAGATCCTTTTAGAATGTATCCTGAACCAGGGATTACAAGTTTAAAAGATGGGTATTTGTTTCAACATCATCCTTTAACTCGTATGGAGTTAGCTGATCTTATAGGGGTCCCTGGGTATGATGATGAAGCTATA